CCAGCACCTGCTAATGCACCCTGAGCGTCGGCTATGATGCCTGTAGCACCCGATGTTAGTTCAGTAGTGTCTACACCGGCACCAAATCTGTTGGCCAATGATCCAGCCACTCCAACCACTGCTGTCAAAGTACCAGCATTAGCAGTTAATGCACTTAGTCCTTGTGAAGCAGCACCACCGGTGCCCAATGCGCTGCCCATGATGCCCTGTACTTTTTGTGTTAGTCCACCTATGTCACCAGCACCTCGTTCAATGAGGTTTTTAGCTGTTGCTACACTATTGTTTAACAGATCAGTGCTTTGTGCGATTACATCCTGGATGTTTACGCTGTCACCAGCCTTCTTTAACTGAGCACCAAGCTCTGCTAAACCAACGCCAGCAACCTTACTTAGGTTACCAAAACCGCCTGTGGCAATGTCACTAATTTTTGTAACGCCACCGCCCATCTCTGTAAAACCCTTGCCCATAAATTTCTTGGCAGCATTTAATAAATCGTTGCCCATGCTGGCGGCACCAGAACTCTTACCAAAGTTTTGTACAAAACTGCTAATGTCGCCGCCTGGGAATATGGTCTGAGCTTGTTCCAGAGCTGTATCTGCTAATGTACCACTACCCAAATCTCCCACAGCGGTACTAGGCATACTGCCCAATAAACCTGGTAATATTTCTCCACCTATGCCAGATACGCTAGGACCATTTGCGCTAGAACCCAGAGCTGTATCTATGGCTTCGGCCAGAGTTACGCAAGTTTTAAAATCACTTACTATGGGATTGGCATTATAACTATTTGTGATGTTGGTTACGAAGCTCAGGTCTAGGCCTGTGTTCTTCATAAAGCCTATACTGGCTAATGTACTTAATGGACTATAACTCATGATAGAAGTGTATATCCAGCTGTGGGTATGCCTACACCCTGAAAGTTATCATTTACACAAATAGTAAACACCTTAGCCGCTGCTGGGCCTATGGTGCTAGTCTTGGCTGCTAGATGTATCCAGCCGCCGCCACCTTTACGATTCATCTTTTCAAATATAATCTGTCTAAGGTTATTGTCCAGGTTGGCTATGATCCAGTTACATATGGCTACTCGCTGTGGCTCTGTAGCCTCAGTACCGTTTTTATAAAATATAACATCAGCGGCAAGACCACGACCATGATCACTAGGGCTTGTACCCTGTCTGAATCCTGAACTAATTTTTAGAGTATAACCCTGACTAATAATATAGTCATTTATTGGGTCCAACAAATTAGTAGCTAATAACTTTAAATGACATGCTATGGCTCTCTCACCATAGAATGTAGGCTGACTATCTCTAGTAGCTACACTCTGTCCTTTGATCTTATGTCCCTGCAGAGCACCACTAATAATTTTATAAGGGCCGTATTTGCCACCTATGCTTAGGTCAGCCAGAGTAAAATACTTACTAATTTTAGCTTTATAAACATCTTCTGTTTCATAACCGTCCAGAGGAAAGTCTAAACAATTAAATGGCGTACCAGTTAATGCTTCCTTAGGAGTGTCATCTTTGGTATTTTGTGCTGGATTACCTACTGTTGCTTTGGGTGTCACAACAGGAGTAGCAGGAGGTGCTGAGGGTGTAGCGGCCTGTATACGAGTTTTAGTAATTGGTGTAGTTGCGGCGCAGCCCATGTTAAATCCTAAGCAAACACATCGCCAGAGCAACCGGTCATTACATGGCCACAGGTATTATTACTACCTTGTATGGCTATGGGCTGACCTTCTACTATGACTGTGTTATTACCTGTGGTTATGGTAGCTGCTTCATGAGGTGGGTGTGGTGGGCCGTAGGGTTCGTGACTGCTTATGAGACTGCCTATAACGGCACAAAGCTGTCCATTTACAAAAACTGTACCAGCAGTACTGCCTATGACAGCACCCCCAGCACTATTAATATCACCCATTCTAACCACACCTGGCATGTTTTACCTTACTATGTTATTAGTATTTATCGTGCTGATACCAGTGGTGGCCTGTATGTAGCCTGGCTCAATTTCAGGCCGAGTCTTACATATAAAGATGCAACTAGATTTTAGTATTTCTAGGCTAATATCGTCACTAACAGTCATGGCATAGGGAACCAATGCCATGCCCTGCTGGGTGGCTTGCAGGGTCAAAGGCCTATGTATTTTATAACTGTTGGGCTTTTCTTCCTTGAACCTGGCCATGATTTCATCGCCAGTAACTAACTTGATAGTAACTAAATCGTTTTCTTTGAATCCTACATCAATAAGCATAAAATTTCCTAGTCTAGTATGTGTCTGAGTTCGCTATATCCGCCCACTAAATTACCATCCAGGAAAATCTGTGGAACGGAACGAGCAGTGGGTACTGCCTCTAATAATTGCTCTTTGGTATATCCAGCACCAATCTTGCGTTCTTCATACTCTATCCTATTGAGCTCTAACAGAAGCTTGGCCTGATCGCAATAGGGACAATGATCTTTACTCCAAATTACAGCTTTCATATTTTAATCCTTTAATTTAATTACACATGGACTATGGATATTGTCCGAAACTTTCTTAATTTTTACGCTCCAGGTTCGGCCATAATGGGCTACCTTTTCTGACAACCAATCCAAAAACCTAACACGCAGGCAGCGATTCTTTTGTTCAATTCGTTCAAAAGTACTCCATAATCCTTTGATTTGTTTAAAATCTTCACTAGATCTTATTTGCTCTTTGGTCTTGTCAGACATTGTTGACTGTGACTTTACTACATAATTTTCTAATATTGTCATTTTAACTCCTTATAGATTGGGTAATGCTTCATAATCCAGTTCTGTACTCATTACTCCTATAACATAATTAGTACTCTCATTCTCCTGTAATGCTGTTTGCTTATTAGAGGTATTTGAGTGCTTATTAAACCAGGGTATGGGCGTAGTTCTGGGTGCCGTTGTCTGGTATTTAATGCCTATGTCCTTGAGCGATTGATTTGCTGTGTAGTCCACAAAATCTCGAAGTATATTGGCATTTAGTCCAATCACAGGGCCTTTCTTAAACAAATAGGTAGCCCAGTCTTTTTCTTCACGAATAACATCCATGTACATGGCATACACTTCAGCTTCACATTCTTCTTTGGCCTGAGCAAAACGAGGGTCTTCCTTGACTACTTGATTAATGATGTAGGCCGTCCAGCCTTTGTGCAATAGTTCATCCTGCAATATAAGACTAATAATGTTACCATTGCCCATAAAGATTTTATTCTCCACCATGGCCAGGCTGGTGGCAAATGACACCATGAAGCGGAATGCCTCTAAGGCATAACTGGCATTCAGCGCCAACCAGATAGCTTTAATATGCGCTTGTTCTTTGACTGGCACTTCTAATTCTTTTTCGCAGTTGACCATGTGCAGGTGGTCATAATACCGGCCCACACTGGATGCCATGTTCACGATCTCTTGTGTGTCATGTATGGTGTTAAACACTTCCTTGGGTACATTATAGATGTTGCGTATGATATGGCTATAGGACTTGCTGTGAATATTAGTCTCAAAAAAGCCCCAGTTTAGCAACAGAGCTTCAAGCTCTGGCAATGAACACACAGGCAAGAAAACTTGTGTGGGCCCACGGCCTTGTAAACTATCCAGAGCTGTTTGACGCAGCAGGTTGCTGGTAAAGATATGTTTAATAGCATCTGATGCATCTTTAAAGTCAGCAGCATCCTTGGTAAGACTTATTTCTTCGGGTTGCCAAAAGAATCCACGAGCAGTTTCTTCAAACTTAGCTATTTTGGGATACTTAACTTCTTCAAATCGTTGTATGGTAACTGGACCAGCAGGATCCAGAAACATCTTACGACTCAGATAATCGGTCTTGGTTGACAGGTTGTATTGTTGTTTAGACATTTAGTTTATTCCATTCTGCATTATCATAACTTGCAACTTTCACAATCCGCTTCAGCATCAAAGTCTATGGGCTCTAGTACCGGTTCTAGTTCAACATCAGCCTTGGCACCTTGCTTATTAATTAAACTATAATAGAATGTTTTTAGTCCCCAGTAATGCGCCTGCATAAGGTTCTTGGCTATTAGGGTAATGGGTACTTTACGATCTGCCCAGTGTGCTGGATTATAAAAAGTATTAGTACTTATGCTCTGATCCACATAGGCAGCTAATACAGCAGCAGTTTTAATATAACCTATACAATCAGTCTGTTCCCACATTAGTTCATATTTGTTCTTGAGTCTATGATACTCAGGTACTACCTGTATAAAACTACCAGCCTTACTTTCTTTAACAGTAATAAGGCTCATGGGCATTTCAATACCATTGGTACTGTTAATGACTACACTACTGCTTTCTACTGGCGCAATGGCCATGAGCGTGGCATTACGAATGCCAGTTTGTTTCATTTTAGCTCTGAGGGTTTCCCAGTCTAGTTCAGGTTTAAAATTAGTTAATTCATTGACACCCTGAGCTCTGAGTTCCCAGGGAAATTTGCCCTGACCATAACGAGTCTTATCAGAATGTAAACAAGGACCGCGCTCAGCAGCTAACTCTACACTGGCTTCTGTCAGATAATAGGCCTGATGTTCCATCCAGGTTTTAACTTCCTGTAGAGCATCTTTGTCACCATACCTATAGTTTCTCTTGGCGTGCCAATAGGCCAGGTTGGTAATGCCAATGCCCAGAGGTTGTATTTCATCATTGCTAAGTTGACTCTGTATACTCAGGAAGTCCTGGTAATCAAGGATATTGCAAAGGCTGCGCTGAAGGATCCTGCAAGCACGGCGCATATCTTCTGGATTGCGAAATGCTCCCCAGTTAATACTTCCCAGTGTACATAATGCAATACGGCCGGTATCGTCATCCAGACGCTTAAAAGGTTTAGTTGGTAATAGGATTTCACAGCAAAGGTTACTCTGATAGATGGTATGATATTCTGGATCGAACGGGCCCTGGTTCATGACATTGTCTATGAACACCAGATAGATGCGGCCTGTGTCAGTACGCTCTTTTAATATGCCGCCCTTGAATACTTCTTCTGCACTCATAACTTTCTTGCGTAGTGTGCGGCTACGCTCATACTTTACATAAAGCTCTTCGAACTTTGCAGTATCTTTATAGAAGGCTTCATAAAGGTCAGGTACTTCATTAGGGTCGAAGAAAGTAATGTTTTCCTTGTTCTTAAAGCGACGCCAGAAGAATGCACTTAGCACGACACCATAGTCCATGTGTCTGACACGAGTTTCTTCTGTGCCCTGATTATTTTTAAGCACAATAAGGTCATCAAACTGATGATGCCAGATGGGATAAAATACAGTAGCACTAGCATTACGAATACCACCTTGTGAACAACTTCTTAAATCTCCAAACCATTTCTTCAGGAATGGTATCATGCCAGTGTGCATGATCTCACCGCCTCTGATGGGACTGCCCAGAGGGCGTAGGCGACCAATTTCCAAACCAATGCCAGCTCGCTTGCTGGCATACTTGGCCATCATCTCTCCAGAAGCAAAGATACTATCCAGATCATCATCACTACGAATGAGAACACAACTACTAAACTGCTTGGTGGGAGTGCCCAGACCAGCCAAGACCGGTGTAGCCAGAGTAAACAATCCTTCGCTACTAGCGGCATAATATTCTTTTATGTACTTTAATCTGGTAGGGCCAGGTTCTTCCTTGTGGAAAACCGTGGCTGCTGCTATGATATATCGGACCTGTGGTGTTTCGTATATCTGTCCAGTAGCTCTGTTTCTAACCAGATATTTTTCAATTAACTGCTCTATGGCTGCATAACCATATTGCTCGTCTTTGGTATGATCTATGACTGTTTCTAGCTTGTTCCAGGCTTCTTCAGAATACCAATTCAAAAGGTCTGGAGTGTATAAGCCTACCTCTACATTGCGCTTAACAATGTCATACAGGCGAGGAGGTTCATAGTCACCATAAACATCCTTTCTCAACATACTGAGCCGCTGCTTACCAGCCACATACTGATAATTTACATGGCCTACATCTGGGTTAGTTTCGACATCGATTAGATCTACGATGGCTCTGAGAGTTATTTCGTCAATCTCTCTGGTTGTGATTCCATCGTAAAAATGTGGCTGCGCTTTAATTTCTACCATGCTCTGACTTACATCAGCTATACCACGGCAAATCTTGGCAATCTGGGCTTGCCATTTCTCAATATGTAAGGGTTCTTTGTTTCCGTTGCGTTTAATGACTGTTATCTGTGACATATTCTTTTTGACTTTTTAATAGACTACTCTAGGTCGAGTATTTAACAAGACCCTGACAACTCAATTAATAACTTGCTATTTGTAAATCTGATGTATTATAACTGTAACGCACCTGGAATTGCAACTGGTGTGTGCTCGTATTTACAATCTCACCTGGGTAATAATTAAGCACATATTCTGAATTAACAACTACTATATTGATTTGTTCCTTTTTCTTAGGGTCAAATAGTATGTTAAGATCCAGTTCTGCGTTGTGTTCTGACAGGGCCAAGGTATAGAACATACCCAGGGCTATGCTAATGTCGCAATAATAATTTTCGTCCAGTAGCATCCAGGGATCGGGCCAGGTTTCGGGCTTGGCTGGATCTAAATAGTAATTTACGAAGGGTGCGGTGCCCCAGAGTTTAGCTGTGGCCAGACAAGCCTTGTCCAGAGATAGGCTGCTTATTTTCTGCCTGAACTCATACCAGTCCCTGAGGCGCTGGTCAGTTTTAATGTACCACATATTAGTTCAGGTAGCGTGTCTGGTACTTTATAGTTCCTGCTGAGCCTGTACTTGTGGTAGTATACTTTAATGTAGTAGTTCCTGAACTGTAGCTCACAGTTAAGGTAACTCCAGTACTGGCATTTTCAGAATATTCATCATCCAGGGTAGCATATAACAAACTACTACCATCAATATCAGTAACTCCAGTGCTGTTATGAATAATTCTTAATTTACCAGTTCTGATACTAGTACCACGAGTAATGGTATAATCTACTTCAGCACCAGTTATGTAGTCTGTGCTAAAAGTAATGCCAGTGCTGGTGGCGCTACTAGTGTTATCAGCCAGTGTAGCCTTACCACCAGGTGCAGTATTCATGTAGGCATATCTGATGTACTTGTCAGGTTGTACCTGGTAGTTATTTAGATCAGCAAACTTTACTCGTGGATAGACTAAGTCAGCAGCATCTGTACGACTAAAGTAATCTGCAAAACTTGTGTTACCTGAGCTACCAAATTCAACCACAGCAGTAGTTGGAGTGCTAGTAGTTTCACCAATTAAACTATTACCTACATCCAAATATGTATTAAAACTACTTGTTAAAGTTTGGGTTTCATAACCTATGATTGCTTGCCCATATATTTTGTCAAACAAACAGTTAATTATACTAACTCCGCGAGGGGTTGCTGTTCCTGAACTAAGTTCACCTATTTTGAAACCCCTGTTTAAATGATAAAAATAGCAGTTATTAAATTTTAGGTTCCTAACTGTATAATTTACAATAGCTGCATAACTATGATTAGCAAATTCGCAATTATTAAATTGTATATTATAAGATCCACCATCTGTAGGTTCGTTAAAAACTAAACACGCTTTTGATGTACCAGTACTATTAATATCAGCATCTAATGATTTAGGACCTTCAAATTTAACTCTAGTAAATACTACCTGTTTTGCAAAATTAAAAATTCCTAAATGGATGTCATAATCAGATTTAAATGCCATGCCTTCTATGTTAATATTTGAAGAAGTTATGGAACCTGTTCCTGTTCCCTGGCTCGCATCAATTTGTTGAAGGTTATCTGCTAATTTGAATACACAGGCTTCAGAACTATCATTTTGTTTAATTACAGTTTTATCTAATCCAGCACCTACTAAATGTGCATAGGTTGGGATTTTTATAACTTCGTTTACAATATAAACTCCGGCAGGGAAACTTAGTATGCGACGAACTTGGGTGTTTAATTCACGGCTGTAAATCTCATATAGTGCATCATTAATAGCTTGAGTATCATCAGTAACACCATCTCCTTTGGCACCAAAATCTAATACACTAACATATTCATCGAACTTTTCCTGAAAAGTGCGTACTGTATTATTAGTATTAACTATGTAACCAGCTCTGCTACCCTGATAGGTATAGGTATCTAGCAGAGCCATAATATTGCTGTACTCTGTTAATATTTCTGTGTTACCAAGTTCGGGTGCGCCTTCAGCAATGGTGCCGTTACCAATGTAGAGTCTGCGTTCGTTTATTACCCAGCCTAGTTCTGCGCTGGCTAGACTGGGTAAATCTGTGTTTAATCCACGGCGATGCTGTATTCTTGAAATGCTGGTGATAGCCATATTCTTCCTTTAATAACTGTATCAGTTATTTATTAGAATAGTATTGCTCCACTCTGTCCCACCATTTAGATTCCCAATAGCTAAATTTGTCAGGAGTCAGTATAAATTCCTGATATACAGGAATTCCTGCATTGGGCCCTGACTCTGGCGGTTTCACGCACATGAGTACTACGCCCTTGCGAATGTTGGTATTGTGTACTTTATTGTGTGCCAGGGCATAGGCTGTGAGCTGCAAATAATAGTCCTGGATCCATTCTTCTTTCTTAGGCTTGTTGGTCTGTTTGTAGTCCAGGATACTTTCATCGTTTAGATGAATGCCGGCACCATCTGTGGTTCCAGCATAAAGCCCCTCATAATATAGTGGGACTTCTACACCCCAGATTTCGGTTACATTTTTTAAACCCTGTTCGATTATGACCTTAGCCATTTTATGGCTTTGTACAGAGTATGGATTACTACCCGGAGGATTAATTGTGCCCTGTGTGATGTAGTCTTCCAGAAACTTGTGCATACGAGTTCCACGCCCTGCTGCTTCGGTAACTATCTCTTGGGCTTGGGTTTCGCCTACACGCTTCCTCCAATTAGCAAGTGCTTCTCTTGCTTCTGCTGGTTTAGTCTTATCTAGTATGGTTGTTACACTAGGAACTTTACTTCCGTCTGGTAGGCTGTATAATCTTTTGCCATTTTCACTTACACGATCTACTTTGGTATAGTTAAATTTGTTTATGAGCATTTATATTTTGAAGCTTTCTCCACAGCCGCAACGAGCCACCTCGTTGGGGTTAATGAAGTCAAAGCCTTCATTTAATCCTTGTCGTTTCCAGTCTAACTTGAGACCTTCCAAGTAAACCATGTCTTTGGTATCAATATACACGGTTACGCCATGTCTGTCAAATATCATGGGTCTCAGAGCACTAGGTTGATCCACATATTCCAAAACATAGGCCAAGCCAGAACAGCCTGTAGTCTTAACACCCAGTCTGATGCCTAGTCCATGACCGCGTTTAGCTAGATTCTGTTTAATTTTTTCTGCTGCAACTTCTGTAAGTTCAATCATTCAAACCATACCTTTCTAACGCTGGTGTTTTTTAATATGTCAAGCACTTCAGTTTGAGTCATACCTGTTTCTAATTTTGCTAGTGGTATATTTCCTGGTCTCAGCCTTGGATCGGTCAATGTATAACCTTGTTGCAATAACCAATCTTTATGAGTGTTAGCATAATTATTTACCTGATCCAATCGTTGTTGTAATTCTTCAGGAGTAACATCGTAAAATTTAATATTAAAATCTGCACTGAAAAAATTAAAAGGCTTAAATGCTTCGTTACTTATATAAGCATCATTATCTGTTGCAAAGTCTTGCAAGGTTTTTCCTATTTCTACATAGTTTAAATATACAGTTCCAAATTCATACTTTGCAGTAAGCAGTTCTAAATCTCTAAGATTAAGTTGTTGTGTTTTAGGTAAACCAAACCAAGTTACAACCATTCTGGGTCTATGGCTCCTACCTTCTGACTCACACCTATGCACATAAACATTTAGATTGGACAGAGCTTGTTTAACATTATCTGGCGCACTAACATAAAATTCATGATTTTGTTTGTTGAGTAACCCATGATAAACTTCAAATATGTTATGTAAGTAATTTAAAGTATTTTGATCCTGAATATTAGCAAGTTTTCTGTGTATAATTACTCTGTGACTGTTTATTATGTCTATAGTATCATTTATTTTTTTTAAACTAACTGTTATATCTTCTGATGCAGTATTAACACTATAGATGCGTTCAGGATCATCAATATCATAACCTAGTTGTTGTGCTAATAATACCTGGTTTTTCCATCGTTGCACTATGTCATGTTCATAAAGTTTGAACCTTATCGTAGTGTTTGTACGAGAAAAATTAATGCACAGATACATTACTCGAATTTTTTAAAAATTGCATTAATAGTTTTGATGCCCAGGAATGTACCCAACACTATGACTAATAATTTCCAGACTGTACCCCAACTGTTTCCTTCTGACCATTCAATATCTATGAGATTGGCTACACTTATTTTAGCTTCTAAAACTGGTGGAGGTGGGGGTGCTTTGCCTGAGCGAGTATCTTCCACCATGGGTTTAGGTGCCATGCTACCAGGTACAGTAACTGTATAGGCAGCTATGATCATTAGGCCCAAAAATAATGCAATAATTATTTTCTTAAGATTTTTCATTGAGTTTATTTTTTAGATTAACTTTCCATTCTTCCATGTAACTAAATGTAGGATCATCCTTGATAGCCATAAATGTTTTGTTTTGTATTTCACTGTCTGTCAAACTAAGATCCAGAGCACGACCATGAGGTTGAGCAACATGATATATGGTATCCATGTATACTTCTACTAAGTTACCCTCAGGGTCAAAAAAGTAAACACTCCAGGCATTGCCATGGTCCCAGGGACGAAATCCTTCTACGCCAAAGTCTGAAGCTCGTTTGGCAATAGTTCGTAGTTCACCTAGGTTATTAACCTTAAAACTAAGTTGTTGCATTACAGTCGGATGTTCACCTACAGCTAATACTAGTTGATGGTGACTATCTTCGTTTCCACTAAGGAATACTATGGGGGTATTATTCATCCTGGCCAATAACCCACGGTCTGTTACAATTAATCCTAGTACATTGGTATAAAAATTCTCTAACTCTTCCATTTTCTGAGTAAAAAGACCAATGTGAGTAAGCTGTGGTATCATTTCTTGTTATTCCTTTTTATTTGTTGCACTTCTGCTGGTGTTAGTTTTTCTATAACCCATTTTGTACAAACGGTAGTTTGGCATCCTGAACAGGCTTCTGATGCATTGCCCAATCTCCAACTTGTACAACGATATCTAAAATACTCCACGGGCTTGGCCTGGGTAATGCCGTACTGTACTTCTTTGGTTTGTGCCTGTAACAGACTCAGACTACTTAGTAGCACCACCCCAACCATTCTGGGTGATATCAAACATTGTACCATCTGGAGTATGATACTTAACTTCATAAAATGTAGTGTCATCTGCCACTTCCCCCATGAACCAAGTGGCGCCAGATTGCTCTACTCGTTGTTTAGCAGCCTGGATATCATCCACCCAAAAACCTAAATGATGTAGGCCCTCATAATCCTTGCCTCTGGGGCCAGACATTGCATCGTTTTTGTATTTAAGCAGGGCCATGTTAACCACACCGTCACTTAGATAAACACCATCAGCCAGAGTGCTGTGTGTTTCGCCTACTTTTTTCATGTCAAAGGCCTGCATATAAAATTCCGCAGTAGCCCAGGGATCCTTACAACTAATTGCTATGTGTCTGAGTTTGGCCATGTTTGTCCTGGTAATCTTTTATCGCAGCTTTAATCGCATCTTCGGCCAATATACTACAGTGTATCTTGACCGGTGGAAGGGCGAGCTCAGAAGCGATTTGAGTGTTCTTGATCTGAGCGGCTTGGCTGAGAGTCTTGCCCTTAATCCACTCTGTGACGAGCGAGCTCGAAGCAATAGCAGACCCACAGCCATAAGTTTTGAATCTCGCATCACTGATAATGCCATTGTCATCAACCTTAATTTGTAATTTCATTACATCACCGCAGGCCGGAGCTCCAACCATGCCTGTGCCTACATCAGTATCTTCCTTGGGGAATGAACCCACATTGCGTGGGTTCTCATAATGATCTAATACTTTTTCTGAATAAGCCATAGTGCTATGTTACTACAACCTCCCAAAAATGTCAACTAAAATGGTTATTTACCGATCTTAGTTCTGACCCAGGTCTCAATAAATTGTGCCCAGGTTGGTTGTGGAAAATGCCAACCAATAAAACAACCAATCAAAATTAATAATAATGTTTCCATGTTATACTCCTGCGGCTCTGTTGGCCATTTGTGCTACTCTGTCTGCACCCTGTTGTCCAGCATTGGGTATGGCTGCTGCACCAGGTTGTTCAGGTACATTGGCTGCTTTAATGGTGATAGAATTCTCATCATAGTTTTCAATGTAGGGCTCTAACTCAGCACCAAACTTTTCATAATAAGAATTAAATAGTGCAGCATTAAATCCTGGTACCATTTTGATAATTCTTCCTAAGAAACTGTTTTTACTTTCTGTGCCATCAGCTTCCATCTTGCTCATGGGGAAGTCTGAAGTGATTGCGTTGTTGCTGGCAACCTCATTGCTCAGTGTAACTAATACACTAATAATTTTGTGCAGAGTTTCTTTGCTTAAATTTTCTGGACTAGGAGGTGCAAATTCAAATAATCTCATATTAGCGACGCTCTCTACCAACACCCTGAACTTCTGGTGTTTCAGCTTCGGGTTCTGCTGGAACTTCACCACCCGCAGCAGCTATGCCTGCTAGTTCATCTGGACCTAGTTCTTGTCCTGGCTGTGGTGCTGCACCTGCCTCGGGTGGCATGGTCATGGGTCGTGCTTGTCCACCGGCCAACATACGAGTGCTGTTATCTACTGCTTCACGAGCTTGTCTGATACTGTCTACTAGGCCGGTAATAATGCCACTTACTTCTGAATTGTAGGCTGCGGCCTGATCCATACCAATCTGATCTCGGATAGCATCTAGCAATGGTGGTAGGTCTTCGTTGAGCATTTTGCTAGACTCTTCTAGCATGTCCTGTAAACGGTCCACAAAATCTTTGGCAGCTAAAATTGCCTGTGCTGACTCTAGTTCACCTTCTGTTAGTGTAAGGATACTTCTTACACGAGTATTTTCGTTAATGCTCTTTACTAGGCGTTTGAAACTTTCCATGTACTTACTAGGAATGTTATCACGCTTAGAGCTTAGTTCTAGTACACGGCTAATGGTGTAAAAGTCTGTGGCTTCTAGAATTTGTTCTGCTATGGTAGGTTGAGGTTTTACTTCAACACTTTCCTTGATCTTCTTAGGTGCCTTCTTGGTAGAGGCTTTCTTCATCATGGGCTGATCTTTATTCCATTTTTCACTAATGAATTTAGCCAACCCTTCACGAACTAACAATAGTTGGGTGTAATGTGGATTTGCTTCGGACTTAGTTACACCGTGTTTAGACTTGTAAACACTAATGCTTTCGGTCACATTGTTGTATAACTTCTTGGCTTTATCTTCTGAGATCTTGTTGAGATCTAAGTTATAGCCAAACTTGGCTTTTAATAGCTCAGATATTTTTGAGCTGCTTTTGTTGTTCATGTCTGTAAGTTTCATTGCCTAAACCCTTTATTATATTTAGCTAAATTGACATACTTTTTGATAGTATTTATGGTAAAACTAAGTCGTTGGCGCACAAGACTGAGCTTGTTATCTAACAATTCTACCCTGTTGTAATCGCCTATTTTCTTAGCTTTTTTAATCTGATGGCTTAATAATCTGCTGTCTGAGCGCAGATACAGTATGTTTTCGTCCAGAGTCCTGACTTTGGACGCTGTGGGTATTCTGTTGGTCAGTGTAAAAAACAAGTAGGCTGCTGCACACTGACGAGTATTAAAGATAATCTTTTCTGAACCCTGGCTGCACTCTACGGTGTCAGCATTAATGATTTTCATGGTCCAGCCTTTGATTTTAAATACATTCTGATCCATGGGTATGATCAGAGGGAATTTGCTAATCTTGTCTAGCTCTTGGAGTTCGTTATAGGCAAACTGATCCAGCTTGTAAACTAACTCAGTGTCGGTTAACATGTTACTGTTTCTGGATTGCGTCGGTTTTTTGTACTTCGGATGCTTCTTTGAGGTTTTTATATTCATATGCGCCAATGGCCATTACAAGACTTAACAAACTAGCTATGGCCCAGCCAGCCCAACCAAGCAATTTAGACATGGCTGTCTTTTCCAGACCCACAATGTAGGTTTTAATTTCAGCTATAACTGATTCGATCTTACCTACACGATCGTCTAACTTGTCTAACTTATCATTCATGGACTGATACCTTTCAGCGCAAAGGGCCACGTGCGCTTCTAGACTTTCAGACTCAATGTTGCTAATCTTTCTCTTGGCTAGTGCCATATTACTTCATTCCTTGTAAGACTGCTACTCAGAGCAGGTGTTTCATACAGTATAGATAGTGCCAAATTGTGCCAGTGTGTGCCTAAAAATGCCGTTGGGTCTAGTTATTTATGTGGTTCACAAAAATTTAAAATAAGTGTTAATGTTAGAGCCAGATGTTTCAAACATCTTAATAGGTAACTTTACGCTTTCTTTAAGTCCAGTTATACAGGGGATTCCATTCAGATCCTGACTTAATGCTTCCAGATCTGGGCCAAATACACTAGCATGTTCTACATTAAACTTGAAACTCCAGACATTGTGCTTGCCAGTATAGTTAGGACTAAAATCATAAAGGTCAAGCTGGGCATTTTCTAGTTTACTTGTTTCTAAATATATGGGCTGAGCTCTGAGGCCTATGATCTGAATGATTGTTTCTAAATTCCGTTGTTGGTTACGACTACGATTCCAATCTTTTTCAGACTTTACTATCTGATCAGCATCGTCCAAAAACATAGGTATCTCACCTCTGAATTTACTTACTACTCCAGTTTTGGTAATATCAATCAGAGTATAGCATATGAGCAGATTTTGTGTTCCATTATGTTCTGCTGTACTGGTGATGGTTCCATGGGCCTTGCTCATGCTTGTATATAGTTAAATTTACCAGCATAGGGCTCACAATTGATATTGTGCAACGGATCACATTGAGTATACCAACGATCCAGTTTAACACAATCGTCAGTGTTCATAAAAAAGATGCAGTCTATGCTCTGATATCCTAATTCCAGCGCAGCCTGATAGCGGTTACAGCCCATTTTAATAACCCAGATTAGTCCATCTGAGTTAATCATAGGCTCAGGTAAACGGCTAGCAGATATTTTGTTAGTACCCTTAACCACACGCTTTATCCATTCTGACTCCGTTAACTTGATGCACAACAATGGGTAGTATAAACCCTGAGTTTGTAATGTGGGTATAACTTTAGTTAAATGACGACCATCACCATGCACTGAGCTAGGTGTAAGTTTGTTTAGTTCAACAGGAATAATTCTGGTATCAGTCCAGTTACTTTTGAGGTGCATAGATGAAAAAAGGGTGGAATAAATCCACCCTTTTATTTACCTAATTAGATATTAGGATGTTGCTAGTTTGAAGCCAACGTCGGTTGTGGTTGAACCTGAAACGTCCTTGGTATTGCCACCAACGCTTGTACCTAGAGCTTGGACTGCGCTCTGTAGAGCTGCTACCCAGGTCTGGTTGCTGCTTGTACCGTAGGTTGCTGCTACTGGGTCTGTACCTTCAACAGCTAGGCTGATCTGACCAGTTGAAGCTTCAACTTGGTAAGCAATAACTGTACAATCACGCTGAACAACCTGCATGATCTTCTCAACTGCTTCGTTTGCATCTAGTTCGTTGCTGATGTCAACTGCTTCGCTTGAACCATTCTTTACCATGATCGCTACGAATTGTAGTTTCTTACCTGCTACTGAGTGTAGAACTGCTGAGCTTTCGTCACCAGTTACTGCTGTACCAGTATCAACGTTTACAACACCGTGTAAACCACCATTTGTTCTTGTTACGCCAATTGCCATAATATTTCTCCTTGTTAGTTAACGCTTAATGCGCTTAAGAGTATTTATACCAGATGCAGATTATTTAAGCAGTAGTTTATCACGAATAGTACTCTTATAACGCCAGTGTAGATCTGCGTTGGGGGCTAAATTCAGCAAAAGTCTATGGACTCGTTCTGCACTATCCTGATACTCAGCAGCCGACAAATTAGTATAATCTATGATGTTACGACGAACGCTTTTCATAGCAGTATTATTAATGCCCAGATCTTGCTCTAGCTGAAAATAGAACTGACGAGTCAACTGTATGGTTCTTTGACCGTACATGATTTCTCTGAGATGGCGTTTTATTAAGAATTCTGGTACTGAAACAAATACATCAGCCTCAGGCATTTTTTGTGCTAATCCAGCTAATAGGTTGTGCAAGTCTGTGGCATAGCTGCGAACTGCACTAAAATCACCATAGGTAAAGGTGTCCTTGGCATATTTTGTTGCAAATTCTGCATCGTATCTACGCAAAATCTCTAGCATTAAAAACATAGCGTAGGTAGTTAATGCTATGTCAGATCTGGACTTACGATTAAAATCCTGATCGTATCTGAATACTCTGGCTTCTACTAACTCCTGTATGAACTCTAGTTTTTCCATTGTAGGGCTTGTAGGCCTTCCTTGATGAGTTGATTCAGAGTTTTTAGTGTACCCTCTTTTAGACCCATGCCCTGTTTGGACACAGTCATCAGATGCTCTATCCAGGATTTTGGTAAAGGTTTAGCACCAAACTCTGGATCATTAAAAGCATTGTTCCAGACATTAAATTGTTCTGCTGGAGTACCTTGTTTTAATGCATTTCTGATCTGAGTAAAACTCATGCCAGTACCACGGGGAGTAGCTTCTAAACTAACTTTGACATGCTCATAACCTGGAAACTTATTTACAGCCTTCATTAAGGCCTGAGCTATGGGCATCTTGGCCTGGTCTTCTCCTACCATAATAACAATGTTATCATAGCGTGGTGGTTTGCCTGGCATAGGGTTAATCAATTCATGCTTAATCTTTTGCATGAGTGTACCACCCTCCTGGGTCACAGCACTAATATTGTTTTTGTACTGTGGATACATCTGATGCCAGGTTTTGATCTTATCTGCTACTGGTATAGGATCATCTTTACCCACAGCATTGCCCATGAACAAATAAGGATCTCCACCTAACTGTTCGGCTCTCTGCTTAGTTAAATTCCAGAGTTGCTGATGCCCTTTATGTCCTACAAAACTACCTATGGCTACTACTGCTGTTTTATTAGATTGTGTACCCTGGCCAGCACGAGCTGCATTTTTTGCTGCAATAATATCTTTTTGTCTTTGGCTAGTTACTTTAATAGGGCCCAGACGACTGTTAATAACTATGCCTTCGTAATCCTGTCCTAGTTTAGTTTTGCCTAGTATTTTAGGATCTTCATCTATGGCTTTTTCCAAAGCAATCTGTACAGACTTTAGTTTTGTTTCTACTTCTCTTCTCAGAGCCAGGCTAGCACGGTCACGCTTACCAGCAGTAGCACTTACAATTTGTTTAAGTTCGTCCAGGTTGTCTACTAAATTAATAATTTCTGTAACATCCAATGCGCCCTTTTGTACAAGTCTGTTACTCATGAACATGGTGTTGCCCTGTTGACCCAGATTAGCAATCTTTTGTAATGCCGCATCTGTATTGGGAATATCTTGTCCAGTTGTGCTATCAGTTATACGATAAGGAACTATGACTAGATCTACACCTTGGGGTAGTTGGTCGTATTCAATGCCCACAAACTTTAATTTACCTTCAGGTGTTTCAGAAGCAAAAGGCAAGTATAATACTTCACAAGTTACCTGTTTGTTTATGAGGAAATTAGCACCCAAATTAAGGTCTATTACTTCTATGGCCACCATCATTTCCTTGAATAGTTTGTCATAGTTAGCAGCACGGTTCAACATCTCTGGATCAGTGGTGCCTTTTTCTTTATGATAATCCAGGAAGTTTGCTGTATATCTGGGTTCGGTTCTGCTAGTGCCCATGAAAGGTTTGCCCTGAGCGTTCTTACCAAATCTTGCACCCAGTCCGTCTATCTTGACATTCAAGGGTATGTTTTGCAGTTTGAATTTACCACCGGCTGTTTTTAACTCATCTATGAGATCCAAAAAATCCGCAGGCTTTAGATCTCTGAGATGTGGCATGCCTTTGCGTAGCTGAGCCTTAACAGCTGGTTGTTCTGGTTCGTCAGCCTCTCTTAATTCATCGTTATAGTTTGCTTCGTATTCCATTGCCATCTTGACTGCTTGTTTTCGTAATGCTTTGGCGTTAGTAATCTTAAGAGGTCGCACACCATTGCCGCCTAACAACATAGCATCAATAGCCGCAAATTTTATGTCGCGATCTCTTACTGGATCGCCAACAGTAATCATTTGCCCTTGTTTTGGAGAAAAGCATAACTCTAAGAAACGACGAGCAATCTCCTCTCGTTGCTCCTCGTTCATATATTTGTTTAGTAACTGTATTGTGCCAACAAAACTTTGTTGACCTGCAGAATCTTGTGCAGTTGGCTTTTTGCCGAACAATTTTTTGAACTGACTTGCAAGATTTTGATCGTAGTCACGATGCTTTGGAGGTAATTCTTGCATGACAGGAATACCATCTATAATACCTGGCTTACCTGTTTCCGGATCAATATAAGGTTTGTATTTTGCACTTAACCCGCCGCCTTGTTCACCTTTGACTGCAAAACTAAAATCATTATCTGTAACAGGCTCTGGACTAATCTTTGTACTCTTTATAAGTACACGGGCAACATACTTGGTACTTGACTGTGAATGAGTAAGAGCGCGGTAAATCCACTTGTGGAATACACCTTTAATGCCTGCACTCAAGTCATCAAGATGCGAACTGTGACTAAACTTAAACCATTCAGTTGGTTTAGCAGGTTCTTTATCTGTTGCTTGTGTATATGGACCTAATTCAAAGTCAATCTGTACTCGTACTTCCGGATCATCTAATAACCATAGGCCAGATAGTGAACTGTTAAATCCTAAGAATGTAGCAGGACCAATCTTCTTTCCTATTACACTAGTAAGCCACTTGCGTAATTGATCGCCGATTCGTCGATCAACTTGTGTGTCAATGTCACCTACTTTTACTTTCTTTAGTTTGTTAAGAAAGTCTTCATCAGAAATACCTTTAATGTCAAAAAATTGAATAGAACTGCCGCTTAGTGCTTCACGATTGTTAATTAATGATGGATTCCAAATTGGAGCGCCGTATTTTTTAGCATAGGCATTGTTGATAGCATTTAGAGTATCTGCAATCTTGCCAACCATAAATGTACGATTGTGTAACTTAAGATCAATTTCGTCAGCTTCGTGTTCTCCAGGTACGCCTTGCCAACCTGGGCTTTTTGAAGAAACATTGCCGCCTTCCATAATTTGTTTATGCTTAAAACGCTGTTCTGCTTCTTGTAAAACATTAGCCCAGGTTCTGACTTTAGCTTTGGCTTCTGGAACAGGTTGTGGATTTTTAGCTGCCTTGATCTTAGCCATCTCAGCTTCGATCTCACTAAGTGCTGCTG